GCTAGGGCTGTTCAGTTGGCTTCTGGTAAGGATGTTTCTGCCGATGTTGTAAATAGGATGATTAGTTATTTCGCCAGGCATGAAGTTGATAAAACTGCTGTGGGTTTTGATAATAGGGATGAAGGTTTTCCTTCACCGGGAAGAGTGGCTTGGGATGCTTGGGGTGGAGATGCAGGTCAAGATTGGGTTAATGGATTGGATATGAAAATGGCGAAGCGTGATGTTATTGCTCAGGTTGGAATAACTGACTTGGATGATACTTTGATTGTGAATGGTGCTTTGCATCAGGATTATTTTGATTGGCTTGACCATCAGAATGTGAAGCTGTATGTGGTTACTGGGCGTGATGAATCTCAACGAGTTGAAACTATGGATCAGTTGGATGAGTTTAATGTTCAGTATAGGGAACTTATTATGCGACCTACTGAGATTAAGGATGCTAACGCTTGGAAGGGCACAGTGGCTAAACAGTTGATTAGTGATGGAGAAGATGTGAAGTTTGCGGTTGATAATGACCCTGGTGCGAGAGCAGCATATTCTAAAGCTGGCGTTAAGGAAGTTTATGACCCTAAGACCATAAATTACGATACTAAGCGTGATTATGATGAATTGCCTGAAACTATGGTTGAAGAAGCGTTAGAGCCTACTAAAGAGTATTTGGCTGAAGAACTTTGTTCCCTGATGTCTAACTTGGTGTCTGCTAAGTTCCTTGCTCATGGAGCTCATTGGAATGTTAAGGGTATTTTGTTTTCACAGTTTCACAAGTTTTTTCAAAAGATTTATGAAGATTATGAGTCAGCAATTGATGCTACTGCCGAGAACATTCGTAAGTTAGATGTTGATGCTAAGTTTACGCTTCCAGAGTTTGTTGCTGAAACTGAGATTGATGCGACTTTTATTGGTGGAGACCCTGTGCAGTTATCTTTGGCTGTCTATAAGGCTAACGAAATTTTGTTGAAAGAAATTGTTTCAACTCTTGATTGTGCAGACGATCTAAACCAGCAGGGTATTTATAATTTCCTTGCTGACTTGCAAGACCGATTTGGTGTATGGCATTGGCAGTTGGGTGCTGTTATTGGTGATGATTTGCGTAATGCTTTTGCTACTGATATTGAAGAAGTTGATGAAGTTCATGACCCTGCACAACCTACTGATGAGATGCCTGCCGACATGAATATGCCTGATATGGCTATGGGAGATATGCAGATGGATGCTATTCGTTTTATTGACCCGACTCAGGTTGCTGTTTTGGCTAGGCGTGGTGAGCGTGTAACTAAGGGTATTGAGCGCAGACAGATTGTGCGTGATTTGGAGATTCGTCAAGAAGGCGATGGTATGACTCTTAGGGGTTATGCAGCAGTTTTCAATAGTCCTAGTCAGCCGTTGCCTTTTACTGAAACTATTGCACCTGGAGCGTTCAGAGATCATTTAAACTCTCGTAATGATGTAAAACTTTTGTGGAATCACGATACCGGCACAGTCTTAGGTTCAACTAGGGCAGGCACTATGACTTTATCTGAAGATGGTAAAGGCTTGCTAGTAGAAGCTCAGTTGCCTGATACTCAGGCTGGGCGTGATGCTGCGGTGCTAATTAAGCGTGGCGATGTTAATGCTTTCTCATTTGGATTTAGAGTGCCTGCTAATGGTGATGAATGGCCTTCAGCGGATCAGCGTATTTTGAAGCGTGTAAATGTGCATGAAGTTAGCCTGGTTGCGTTTCCTGCCTATACTGCGACAGAAGGAACTGCTAGCGTTAGAGCTATGACTGAACTAGCCGATAAGATAACTAAACTTGCTGAGATTCGTGGGGTATCTGCTGAAGAGCTAACTGATGCGCTTTTGGCTTTAGAATCTGGTGATGAATTGACTGAACGCCAGGGCGAACTGCTAACCGATACTTTAGGTAAAGTTTTGAAGCAAGACCCTGATGTTTCTAATCCTGCTGCTGTCTTAGATTTGAAGAAGAAGCAACTTGATTTGCTGATGAAGCGAGTATAATTAATATTGCTCCTTCTGGTGTTGGAAGCTAAAAAAGAAAACTATTTCTTTCCCCCTACTTTGTCCTAGGGGGTTTTCTTTTATCTTGTATAAATGTTTGGTATAGACTTTATTTGTTAGGCGCGTTTATCCCCTAATACAAGATATGTGAGTTTATCTCTGATCTAAACAAAATCCCCTTTATACATTTATGTTCTTGAAAGGAACAAACCATGAGCGAATTTATCGCAAAACAGGTTGATGCAAAGGCTAAAGCATGGCACGAAGCTAAGGAACTGATTGATTCAGTTGAGGCTCGTGGCGGTGTATGGTCTGGTGAAGATGAGGCAAAGTATGCTTCTCTAACTGCTGACATCAACAAAAGAAATGAACTAATCGAACTAGAGCAGCGTGAAGCTAAGACTGCTGAAGCAGTGCAGAAGGCGGCAGTTAACTTTGCTGGTGCTTCTGTTACTGACACTGAAGGCGACATTCTTCGTAAGATGATTGCTGGTGAGATTCGTGGTCACGAGTTCCGTGCTATCACTGGATCAAGCACTGGTGCTCCTGTGCCTACTTCCTTTTATCAGGAAATCATCAAGGTTGCTCGTCTTGTAAACCCTCTACTTGATTATGCAACTGTAATCAATACTTCTTCAGGTGAGAACTTGCAGATTCCTAATCAGGCAACATTCTCAACAGCACTTATTGTTGGTCAGGGTGTAAGCATTGGAACTTCTGAGCCTACATTCAACGCTTTCACAACTCTTAACGCATACAAGTTCTCTGCTCTTGCACAACTTTCACGCGAACTAGTTTTGGATGCTGGCGTGGACATTGTTGGTTTCTTGGCCGACCAGTTCGGTAACGCATTCGGAAACGCAATCGGTAACAAGGTTCTTAACGGAACTGGAACTGTAGAGCCATCGGGAATACTTACAGCTGCGGCAACTGGCGTGACTTCAACTGCTGGTTCTGCTGGTGTATTCACCGCGGACAATGTTGTCGATCTTATTTACAGCCTTGATGGTTCGCTTCGTGCAAGGCCTACTTTCGCTCTACTTGCAAACAGCACTTCTATTGCAGCATTGCGTAAGCTCAAGGACTCTTATGGTCGTTACTTGTTCGACATTGGTCTAGGTCAAGATAAGCGTGACCTTATCCTTGGTGTTCAAGTTATTGAAACTCCTTCAATGCCTTCACCTGGAACTGCTGTTGCTTCTTTGGCTGCTGGTGACATGAAGGCTATCTACATGCGTAACGCTGGTGGTTTGCAGGTTGATCGCTCTGATGACTATGCCTTTGGAAACGACTTGGCTACTTGGAGAGCTACTTGGAGACTTGACTCAGCACTTGTGCAGAAGAACAACATCAAGATTTTCAAGGGTGCTGCTACCTAATCCTTGTTTATCAAAAAACCCCCTGAACTCAAAAGGTTTGGGGGGTTTTTCTATTATGCTTTTAGGCATGACTTCTAAAGCGTGTATTTCTTGGTATAGCAATTCTTTAAATCAGCCGACTGGTTATGGCACTCAATCTAAACAGGTTATTCAGCGGTTAGTTGCTGATGGGCATAAGGTTGCGATGCTTTCTAACTATGGTGGGGAAGGTGTGAACTCGACTATCGAAACTGGGTCAGGGCTTATACCGCATTACAGTCGTGGCATGAATCAATATTCGACTGATGTTATGCCTTTGCATCATGCTCATTGGAAGGCTGAGAACGCTAAACTGCCTGCGTTTTTGATTACGCTTTATGATGTTTGGGTTTTAGATAATCCTGCGTTAGATGCTATTCCTATTGCTTCTTGGGTTCCGGTAGATCATCAGCCTGCGCCTGAGAATGTTTTGAAGTGGTTGAGGAAACCTAATGTTACTCCGATTGCTATGTCGCAGTTTGGTAAGGCGATGATTGAAAACGCGGGAATTCAAAGCGAATATATTCCGCATGCTATTGATACAACTGTGTTCAAGCCGACCCTTAATCTTCCTGAAGGTATTTCTGGGCGTGAGTTTTGTGGTGGTGAAGATAAATTTATTGTTGGCATGAATTTCGCTAACAAGGCTGGTGGCTTTATTCATCGTAAAGCTGTTGCAGAGAACTTTCTTGCTTTCGGTATTTTTGCTCAAAAGCATGATGATGTAATGCTTTATCTTCACACTGAACCTTATGGGAAGCAGTCAGGGTTTGTGTTGCCTAACATTCTTGCTGCTTGTGGTGTGCCAGCCGAAATGGTTAAGTTCGTCGATCCGATAGCTTACAGTTACGGAATCTCAACTGAAACTTTGGTTGCAATTTATTCTGGTTGGGATGTTGGCTTGTTC